TGAGTATGCAACAATATCAAGCTGATATTCAAAATGAACTTAACGAATTTAACAAAGAGAATGTTAGATATCAAGCTAATATACAAGCTGAAGTACAAAAACATAATTCAGATTTACAGAAAGCAATAACACAAGCACAGTTAGACGCAGCAGATGCACAACAAGAAGCACAACAAGCAACTCAAGTAGATTTAGCTAACAAAGCACAAGACCAAGCTTTAGCATTACAAAATGCTGCACAAACAATGGCAGCAGCTATACAAAATAACGATGATATTCTTAACAAATTTTCTGCTGAAATATCAAAGTATGCTGCTCAGGTAAACGACGAAATTCAAGAATTTAATTCTAATTTACAAAAAGATATAGCAAAATATAGCTGGTATGAAAAACAATATGCTGCAATAGATGCAAGATATAAAGAACAAATACAAACCCTTCAAGGAGTATTATAATGGCTGCGATAGAATTTACAGCAAAAGAAATTTATAGTAGAGTACTGCAAGCAGTTCCTGGTATATCAGAGAACTATGTACTAAACTTAATCAACGAAGCATTAATTGACATGGGTAGATATACCAATCAAATCGAAAATGCAAAAACAAACTTAGTGCATGACCAACTATGGTATGCATTAGATGATGACGAATCAATAACTGTTAACAAGTTATTTAGATGTACAATACTTAATTCAGATGGAGAATATATAAAGATTCCTAGATTAACAAATGGAGAGATAAAACAATTCTACAGTGAAACAAGTACAGCAGCTAATACAAACTGGACGGAGATATAATGGCTTTTGTAAGTAGCACATATAAAGACCCTAGTAAAACTTTTGTATGGTGGGTAGAAGGAGATAGGTTAGCTATTGCCACTACAGAAGGAGATGGAAGTACAACAGAAACTGATAAAGGTAGACTAAAAGCAGTACAGCTTGGCTCTACTGGAGACCAAATGATTGACGGTCTTGTTGTTTCTTATTATGCGGAACCAGACAAACTTACAAGTATTACTGGTACAATAGATATAGATAATGTTTTACAACCAGCGTTAATAGATTATGTAAAATCAAAAGCTTTGATGGACGCGGCTTCTAGAGCAACAGACCCAGGTCTTGCTCAGATTAGAATGGCGTCTGCACAACAATGTATGGCTAACTATAAAGAAGCTGTACGCAGATACGGTATGAAGAAAAACGATAAAGTAGGTGGAACTAGAGCTGTAGTTCCAGCAGATATGAGATAAAGGGGCAATAATGGAAGTAGGAAAAGACACTAAATTTACATTATCTATAGAAACAGGTATCAGTATCTTGGTTACTGTAGGTATGATTATTGGTATGTGGTACTCTTTACAAGCAGAAATAGAACTTGCTAAAGAACTACCAGAACCAGAGGTTTCACGAATGGAATATGATTTGAAAGACCAAATGATACGTGATTCAATATTAAATACAGAGGGTAAAGTAGATAAGCTTGAAGAAAAAGTAGACGATATTAAAGAAGATACTAGAGCTATTACTGAGACTCTTATAGACATGAATAACAAATAATGAGGTTTACAGATGAACAACAGATTTATATCATACTTGGTATTAACGCTCTTCTCATCACTATCTTGGCTGCACTCACAATCAGTCAACTTAGATAGTTTTCAGAAGATACAAGCATTAAATATACAAGAATGTGCTGTAATACAAGTTAATGCAGCTTGGAATTATCAAAACAGAGTAAAGATAGAAAAGCTTGCTGACCTTTGTTATGCAGCAGAAATAGATTTAAACAACAAGTCTATAGGAGCTGTAATACAAAAAGAATGGAATATTAAAGTTGTCCCTACTATTGTCATTCTAAAAAAAGGTAAAGAAGTTGAAAGGTATGAACCTGGTATTAGTATGAGGTTTGATGAAAGAGAAGTATTTGATAAAATTAAGAAGGAGATAAAATAATGCCAGGATTAAAAGGAAAACAAGCAAATATAGATGTTGCAAAACCTAAAGGTATAATTAATGCTGCTGATTTTGCTGCACTAAGAGCTATGAAACAACGCAATGGTAAAGGTAAAATGAAAAATGCCAGCTCGAAAAAAAGGTAAAAGAAAAGCAAAATCTATAAGAAGAACTACAAAAGGTAAAAATGCTAATTACAGGCCAACTAAAAAAGGTGCTGGAATGACAAAAAAGGGTGTTGCTGCTTATAGAAGAGCAAACCCTGGTAGTAAATTAAAGACTGCTGTTACTGGTAAAGTAAAGAAAGGTAGCAAAGCAGCTAAAAGAAGAAAGTCTTATTGTGCAAGGTCTTTAGGACAACTGAAAAGAAGTTCTGCTAAAACTAGAAATAATCCTAATTCTAGAATAAGACAAGCACGTAGAAGATGGAAATGCTAATTAATAGGAGGAATCATGGGACCAATATTAGGTAAAGTTCTTACAAGTTTAGGTACAGAAAAGCTTATCAAAGCTATCATTATGCACCTAGGAGATTGGCTTGTAGCTAAATCATCTAACAAATTAGATGACAAACTATGGGCAGAAGTGAAAAAAACTCTAAACAAAAAATAGGAGAGAAATATGAACTGCGAATGCGGATGCGGGTGCTAAGTGCCTAAACAGATGTTAACATTGAATGACTTTAGCGGAGGACTTAATACCAAGTCCTCTCCTAGGGATATTGCATTTAATCAAGTTCAGTTAGCAGACAATATTGTTCTTTCTAATCCAGGATTGATTACTTCAAGCAAAGATGCTGACGATAAGTCAAGTGCTGTATCTAAAGTAACTACTTCCAACCATGGAAATGGTGCTTTTATTTATAATCATGAGTTTGATATAAGTGATGACAGTGGAGCTGTTAGTCAAACAGCTAAACAAATTATCGCATACCCAGATGGAAATAATTTAGAGTTTTTTCACAGAAACTTTAATAGTACTGGTAATTTTGCAGACGCAGACACTGCTAATGATTTTGCAATTACTGATGCAGGAACATTTGAACCAGTATATTATTATGTAGATGGCGTTTTATATATAGGAGATAAAGATAGAGTTGATACTAGTGGTTCATTTACACAAAAATCTATACAGCTTATAGAAAGTAAACCAAGATTTGGAACTACACCAGTTGCATCTTGGGTATCAGGAGATGCAGCACCTACTGCAACTACAGATGCAATTTTTCAAGTCGTTGATAACAATATTAGTGGAACAATAACATTACCAACAACTTCAGGTAATTTTTCGCTTGGTTTTAATACTTTTTCTGTACAAACTTCTACTTCTTTAGAAAATATACAAAAAAATTCTAATGATATAGATATAGTAGCTAACCCTAATGCTTCTGAACAAGACGTCGTTGATACAGGCGATAGCAGAATGTTTGTTAGAGAGGACACAGGTAGTCCTAGCGATATAACAGCTTTAGCAGACATACAACCAGGTAAAATAATTTTTATTAATAGTGAAGCTGTCCAAGTAACAGAGCTTGTTGCTGTAGGAGATGCAAACAATACTGTAAGACTTCAAATTACTAGAGGTGTTTCAAACACTCCAGTTTCTGAGCACGCTGCTGGAACACCTCTTAAAAAACTTACATCTGGTTCATCTGTAGAAAGTGGAGGTGCTTGGGAAAGTGGAACATATGAATTTACTTATTCTTTAGTAGACTACTCAGGAGATGAAACATTACCACACAGCACTATTGAAACTCCGTCTGAAGACGCACTAATAGTCCCTGGTGGATACTTTAAAGATGTCGATGTGAGGGTAAGAATACATAGTGCTTTTAGAGAAAAAGAAAAAGGATTTAGAATTTATACAAGAATAAAAGATTCAAATGATAGGTTTATATTATTTTTAGATGTTGATTACGAAAGAGGTGTAAGAAAAAATCTTTTTGAGCAGTTTACTTCATGGTCTGTTAGTGGTACTTATGATGGTGGTTCAACAGCTAATGCACAACTAAGTTCTAAGTTACAAATAACAGCACCTGCTTTAGATACTTATGAAAGTATAAACGGATATTCGCAAGAAGAAAAAAATATAACACTTGGTACAAAAGGTGGATATAAAGCAGCTGCAGTGTGTGCTAGAAGAGCCTGGATTGCAAATGTAAGAAAAGATGATGTAGTTTATGATGATAGAGTATATTATTCTCCTGTAAATAGATTTGCAACATTTCCAGATTCTTATTATTTAGATATAGGTATAAATGATGGAGATTCTTTTACGGCACTTCATTCTTTAGGTAACAGATTATTAGCATTTAAAAATAAAAAACTTTATGTTATTAATGTATCATCAACATCAGATGCTGGATGGTACTTAGAAGCTGAATATGATGGTGTTGGATGTAGAACACAAGAGTCTGTTTTAAAAACACCTTTTGGAATATGCTGGGTAAACGATGATGGAATTTATATTTTTGATGGAAATTCACAACCAGTAGAGCTATCTTTATTATTGAATGACAATACTTTTAGAACTAACTCTGGCTCTAGACCTGCTATAGGATATAATCCTAAATACAAACAACTAGTAGCTTGTCAAGACACATCATCAACAGATGATTTTTTAATATATGATTTCCAAACAAAGGGATGGTCTGTAACAAAGTCAATGTCTAATGGTATGTCTAATTTTATACAATCTTCTGACGGATTATACTTTATTGAATATGCATCATCTGGAAATAATAAAACTATAAAACTTTTATCTGGCGATTTAGGAGTAAATCAAATAAATTTAAAAACAAAAGATATAGATTTTGATAGTCCAGGAAAAATTAAAAAGGTGTACAAAGTTTATATAACAGCTAAAGATGATGGACAAGCAGGAAATGATGGAAATACTTTAACATTGCAGTATGCTTTAAATGGCAGTGAATCATTCGGTAATTCTGCTACAGCTACTCCAAATTCTGACAATTATACTACGTTGGTATATACATTAAATGTAGATTGTGAATCGATAGCTTTTCAATTAACAGATGAAGCATCAGAAACTATATCTATTAACGATATTACAATAGAATACAGAGAAAAATACAAGAGAGCTTCATAATGCCAGGTTCAGGTAAGCATAATGTCAATAATATTGACTCTTTCTTTAAAGTAAGACCATCTAAAACCAACTTAAGAGAAGGAGAGCAAGTTTCATTTCTTGAAAATGGAGACTTAATAAAACAAGAAAAAAGAAATGGAATTGTATATGAAACAAAATATACAGAGCTTAATAAGGTAAAAGCAGATTCATCTCAACAAATTTCTACTACTTCTGTAATATCTTCTAATATAACTGGAGTTCTTGCTGGAACTGGTTTAACTGGTGGTGGTAGCACTGGTACAGTAACTTTAAATATTGATTCTACAGTAGTAACTCTTACTGGAACACAAACTCTTACAAACAAAACTTTAACTGCACCAGCATTAGGAACACCAGCAAGTGGTGTTATGACTAATGTTTT